ATCCTCGATCCCGACGGCGACTCCAACGTCCTTGAGGCCCTTGTTGACGTTTGAGTTAAAGGTCCGGTAATTGGAGTAACGGACGTGGAAAGAGAGGAGGGCCTTGCCCGTCGGATCGGCGTATTTGGAGAGGAGCTCCTCGGCCTCCGGCAAGATCTTGACCTTGGTCTCCGCCTTGTCCCGGCGGCGTCTCCGGGTCTTGCTCCGGTTGTACGTAAGGTACCCGTCCTTGACGTTGGCCGCCGTAAGCTCGTAGAGATCCTTGGTATTGATCCCGACGAGAAAAAAGGAGAGGAGGAATACGTCCCGGGCGAGCTCCGGCCGGCTCGTTCCCTTGAGCGGATCGTACTTGCTCGCCGGCTTGTACTGATAACCGGCGATCTTGACGATCTCCTCGATCTTGAGGGCCCGTTGCTCCGGGATATCGGCCTTGGGGATCTTGTACTTGGCGAAAGGGTAATGCGAGATCCGGATATCCTCGAGATCCTCGTCGTTGTACTCGTCCTTGGCAAAGTTAAAGAGGGCCCGGATCGCCGCAAGGTTGGACTCGATCCCCCGGGAGCCGAGACCCTCGTCCCGGAGCCATTGCTCGTACCGCCGGAGGAATTTGACCGTAATATCCTTGATCTCGAGCGTCTCGGACTTGAGGTACCGGACGAGCTTGTTGATCGAATACTCGTACGAGGATCCCGTCGGCCCTTGGCCCCGGCGTTTCATATCGGCGATCTTGCGCCGGGAGTAGGCGATAAAGTCGATCCCGGTACCGGTGCCCGGGTTGCGCTTGCCGGCGAGATACTCCGCCAAGGAGCTCGCCGTATATTTGTTTACCTTGGGCCCGAGCTTGGAGACCTCGGTCCGGAGCCGGCGGATATCGTTGTTGACCTCGTCGAGGATAAATTGGTCCTTGATCTCGCCCTTGTCGCCGACCTTTTTCCTCGGGACGTAGTGCTCCGTACCAATATAAGAGGTACGCCGGTTGAGAGTTACCCGGATCTTGACGTTGTACGTATCGTCGTCCCGGAGGTTATGCTTGAGGACGACCGGTTTGAGGGTAATTGCCATTTTCCGCCGTTTTGGTAAAACAATAGTAAAACAATCCTCCGCAAATATACGTAATTTTGTCGGTAATTGCAGACGGAGAAAAACGGCAAGAAATCGGATCCGGCCTCTCGAGCTCTTGGGATCCGGCGGATCCGGGCACAAAAAAAGGAGCGACGGAAAATCCGTAACTCCTTGATTTTGAGTAGCGAGGCCCGGCTATGATCCGGGGACCTTATGATTATGAATCATACGCTCTAACCAACTGAGCTACCTCGCCAAATGTTTTCGCCGGCCGGAGGGTATGCAAGATTATGAATCTTGCCGCCCGACCTTTGTCCTCTGCTGATTTTCAATCGATTACGAAAACGGCGAGAAACGAGGTAAAACAATAGTAAAACAAGAGCGTCCTCTCTCAAAAAGTGAGAGCCCGGATCGGCCCGGACTCCCGAAAGCAATTACCGCAAAGCGGCAACCGCAACAACGACGCAAAATTACGTCTTTTTGCGGAATAAACCAAGAGTCTCGAGGAAAGATTTGATCTTGCCACCGATCCCGAGCGGCTTGAGAAACTTGTAATATACGACGAGCAAGGCGACGAGGCCCACCCCGATAAGGATCGCCAACCACAAAAAACGGCGAGGATCCTTTTGGGGAGTCTCGATCTTTTCGACGGTCGTCGAGCTCTCCGCCGTTTCGACGGAGGACGATTTCTCGTCGGTCTTGGTCTCCGATACGCCCTTGGCCTCCGACTCCTTGGAGATCTCGGTTATCTTGGCCGATTTGATATTGCCGGAGATCGTCTTGCCCCCGACGGTTATCGTCGCCCCGGATCCGGGCCGCTTTGCCCCCTCCGGAGCCTTGTCCGGGCCTTTGTCCGGGTCGCCGGACAAGTTATCCGCCGGATCTTTATCGGCCGAAATAGGGCCGTTTCCGTCCGGGAAAAACTCGATCTCGATAATCGAGATAGTCGAGCCCTCGGTCTTGGTCGTATCGACGTACGTAGCGACGGAGCTCGAGTCCTTGGAGCTCGTCGTTGTCGATACCTCCGTCGAGGCGGAGATCGCCGTTTTCTTGACGACTCCGCACCCGACTAAAAGGTACAACAAAAGGATTGAGGAAAGGATTTTTTTCATTTCTTCGATTTGAGGTATCTCTCGATCCCCTCAACGTGGAGGTTGATAATCGCACCCTTGCCGGCGTCGGACCGGAGAAACTCGACGTCCTCCTTGTTGTCTTGGAAAAGGTTTTCCGTCAAGACGGCGACGCAAGGAGTTTTCGTCAACATATAGAAAGCGGCCTCCCAATCGGGATCGCCGTCCGACCAATCGGAGCGGACGGGTTTCTGCTTTCCGGCGGCGAAAGTCTCCTTGTACGCCCCTTTCTCAAGTTCATCGACGGCGGCGGCGTGCAAGGCCGTTGCGAGCTTGTCCGACTCCGTTACCCCCGGAGAGGTATAGACGGACCAACCCCGGGCGTTTTGCCAACCCGAATTGGCGGCGGCGTTGACGTGGACCGAGACGAGGATTACGTTGGCGGTACCATAATGCCGGCAATACGCCTTGACCCTCTCAACCCGGTCCTTGAGAGGTACGTCCTCCTCCTCCTTGACGAGGAGAAAGGCGGAGTATCCCTCAATAGTAAGGACCGAGGCGATACCGGCGGCGATTTCCCGGGCGTAACGGTACTCCCGGAAAGAGCCGTCCGGGGAGCGTTTCCCCGGAGTCTCTTTTCCGTGCCCGTTGTCGATAAGGATTATTGGCATTTTCATTTGTCGGCCTCCTTATCTTTGTTGAATTGGTCGAGATACTTGCCTATGAAAGGGATCTTTTGGACAAACTCGATCGAGAGGATCCAATAAAGGAAACGGATCGTCGAGCTCCCCGGTAAAAGCCCCTTGAGGTTACGCAAGATATTGACCGTATAAAAGTAGATCAAGGCGTACACAACGGCCGTAATACATTGCATTGCCCCGGACGGATTGCCGATCCGATCCCCGACAAAGAATATCGATACCATAAGGATATACAATATCGTTGCCTCAACAATGCAAGAAAAGGCCTTGCGGAAACTGAAACTCTCCTTTTTGGCGATTACCCCGTTGAGGAGGCCAAAAAGGAAATTGACAAGAAAGACCCAAGCGACCCCGAGAAATATGCTCCCGACCGGCGCAAAATACGCCGTTACGGCCGCAAGGATACAAGCGATAAGACTACGAATTTGCTCCATAATTACTCCCTTGTTAAGTGAAATAATAAGTCCGGTCTTTACCTTTTTTGATCGTCGTTGTAAACGGCAACTCCGATTGTGGTATCTGCTTGATTGTCTCGACGAGGTTTTTGGATCCGGTAAAAGTAAGGAGCTCCTTTCCGTCCATTTTGAAACCCAACTTGAGGCAATAAGGGTAAGCATTTTTTGACCGCTTGGAGTCCTCCTCAAAGTATTTGGACTCGGCGATCTCGTACGCCGTAACCTCGATCTCCTTGTCAAAGACCTCCTCGATATCTATCTTACGGTGGCCCCGGAAAGGATCCGAGTTTACGATCCCAAAATCGGAAAAACGTTTCATCGGCAAGCAAAATTAGTCGTCAACCTCGTAGCCGGCGGCGATAATATCGCTCTTTACCATTGCCTTGATCTCCTCAACCTCGTCGAGGTAAGCCTTGTACTCCGCAAGATCGTTGGCGTCCCGATCGGCGGCGGAGGCGATCTTATAACGGTTGTAGCCGTTGATAAGGGCGATCTCCTTGTCGGCGGTGTACTTGTTACGGATTACGGCCGAGACGGTCTTGGAGTAATTGGGGATACCGAGGATCTCGGCGGTATCGTAGTCGTACGAAACGACGGACTCTCCGCTCTCGCTCTCCTTGGTACCCTCGACGACGTTGTAATTGTAGTGGAAACGACCGTTGCCGAGATCAATAAACGGCGACGGCCTTTGGGATACGCAATTTGATTTCATTGTCGAAACGATTAAAGATTGTTTGTAATAGGTGTTTAGCGTTACAATGGAGGCACCAACCGTAATAGGAGCAAACGGTATGGATAAGCCTTTTCTTGGTAAGCTCTCTTGAGGATTTGAGGGCCCGTATAACCTTGCGCCAAAATGTTTGCTTGATTATCTTACGGACCAACGTGTAGGCGTGCCGGAATACATAACCGACGAAATCGATCCCCCGGATCTCGACCGGGAATACTTGCCAATTGCCCTTGACCGTTAACTTGAGCTCCGTCCCGATATAGAGGGCGATAAACTCGAGGAGGACGTGGAGGAAAGCCTTGTCGTAGTGGAGGATTACAAAGTCGTCGGCGTACCGGAAATAGTGCTTGAGATCCCGGACCGCCTTGACCCAATCGGCCCAATACCGGAGACGCTCCTCCTCGCTGATCGGCCGGCCCCCGGCCCGGAAATAGATATACCGGGCGAAATAGGCTTGCAGGGCCGCCGGATTGTCCTTGAGGCCGAAACAAGTCTTGAGGTCGTGGTCGAAATAGCAAAGGTAAACGTTGGCGAGGTATTGGGAGAGATAGTTGCCGATCGGCAAGCCCGGAGCCGAGTCGATTATCTCGTCGATAAGCCAAAGGAGATCCGGATCCTTGAGTTTTTTCCGGACCAAGGCCTTGAGGACGGCGTGGTCGATACTCGGGTAATACTTTTTGATATCTCCCTTGAGGGCGACGGTCGTCCCCTCGGGATCGAGTGCAAGGGCCTTACGCACGGCCTTGGCGGCCCCGTGTATGCCCCGTTTTTTCACGCAAGCGTACGTCCGGGTTGAGAGGATCCCAACCCAAAGCGGCTCGAGTACGTTCATTATTGCGTGGTGGACGATCCGGTCCCGAAAAGGGAGCCGGGAGATCTCTCGCTCCTTGGGCTCGTAGATCTTGAAAGTATGATACGGCGAGGTCTTATACGTCTTATCCCTCAACTCCGCTTGCAGAGCCGAAAGATTAGCCTCAAGATCGGCCTCGAAACGCTTTACCTCGTCCCGATTTCCTTTGCCCTTACGGGCTTTCTTTTCGGCGAGGCGGAGGTTTTCGAGGTCGTAAACCTTGGGATATAAGTTTCCGTATCGTTTCATCGTTTTTGCTTATCTTTCGCCGGTCCGTCGAGAGTTAACCTACCAAACCGGCTTTCGGATATGTTATCTTTTGGCAAGAGCCAAGGTCCGTCCCCAACTAAAATCTTTTGGTTTCGATAAGTATAGCCGGGACCCGATATTCGCATTAGTATTCGAGGGCGCATTGTTCGAGTTCAAGTACGCAAAGCCGCAATTCGCACCATTGTTCGCATTGCCGCCGACCAAAAGGCCCCGAGGAGACGTAACCCGTTTTGTTTCCATTTATTAAATTTTTTCAAGAAATCGGGGACCCGAGTCTTTGTTGTACCTCGGTCCCGTTTGTCCGACGGGCAAACCCCGATCTTGAGAGTTACCCCGGCCCCTTACGAGGCCGGGTCGCATTGAGTCGGCTTACGCCGCCTCCGGGATAAAGCAAAGCCGGGACCCGATATACGCAATAGCAGTCGAGGGCGCATTGCGCGAGCTCAAGCACGCAAAGCCGCAATGCGCACCATGGTTCGCATGGCCGCCGACCAAAAGGCCCCTCGTTGAGTGCCCCGAGGAGGGTATCGAGGTGTACCAATAGTCGCAGAAATACGTACTTGAGGAGGCTCCGACGGCCGTCGGGAAAATATCGCCCTCCTCGCCGAAACCGATCGTCTTGACGTATCCCTCGGTACGAGCAACGTCCGTCTTATAGACGTAGTGCTCGGAGATAGAGCTTGCGTAATACGCCGGATCCGGGCAAGTATAGGCCTTGGAAACGGTGTCGGCGTCGATATCAAAGAGAGCTCCGTCGGTCCATTTCCAAATATGCCCCCAAGGGTTTTCGACGCCTCGATAAGAGGGTACGGATACCGAAACGGATCCGGATCCATAAGAGGCCGGGAGGTTGTACGTTACGACGCCGGTCTTGTTGCCGAGCGAGTTGGTCGTACCGCAAGGTATAACCGGGTGGTACCCGTTAAAGGTGTTCCAATCGCCCGAGGAGAGCGTGGTAACGCCGTTGCCGAGGCCGCCTTGGTGGTACCCGTTGGCGTCGAGTTCGGCGTGGTACGTGTCTTGGGAGTTGCGGTTGTTGTATTCGACCATAAAGAGCCAAGTCAAGGTCTTGTGGACGTCGTACGTATAGCAATTCCACTTGTGCTCGCCGCTTGCGCCTCGGTTACGGGCGTAAGTACGGAAATTCGTCAACGAGATCTCGGTCGCCGGCTTTCCAAGATCGGTATTGTCTTGCTCGTCTCGGGACGAGTTGTTACCGCCGCCTCGGTATTGGGCCGTCAAGTTGACGACGGAGGCGAGCTTGGAGTTGGTACGATCGACGGTCGCCTCGTAGGCGGAGACGTAGCACTTGGGGACGAGCTCAAAGCCCGGGAGGGCGTACTCGGAGAGGTAACAACGTTGCTTGGTACCCTCGGTCTCAAAACGGCGATAGTGGGCCGGGATCTCGACCATAACTTGACCGGCGGCTCCGGAGAGATCGGCGGTACCGCCGGCGGCGGTTTTCGTCGAGTCGTTGGCTCCGAGGTAATAATTGACCGTACCGTCGTCCTTGAGGATACAACGTTTCATATTGCTTTGGATCGGTACGGAGGCGTGCAAGGTGTCGAGACCGAGCCTCGTACCGGTAGTTGCGGCGACGGACGAGTCAAACTCGACGCCGTAATAATAGTTGTAGGCAAAAGACGGATCTTGTTGCCCGATACCGATAAGAATACCCATATTAGATACCGTATTTGAGGTTAGAGATACTTGCGTCTTGTTTCACAAAGCGTACTATCTCGGGATTCCAACCGACGTAGAAACGGGTCTCGATAAGGTCGTCGGTATCTTTCATACCGAGGAGGCGTACCTTGAGCATTACCGGAGCCGCTCCGTCGTTTTTGACGAGAAATCCGCCGTCGCCGCCGTCGTTGAGGGTAAAGTCCCCGGACGCACAATCGAGGACTCCCATTTTGGCGACTTGGAGAGAGGTGGTCTCTCCGGATCGGTTTTCATTTACCATTGTTCTAAACGTTTAAGGATTACGTAACAAAGTTATAAAAATTTGGCGTCTAATAGACGCAAAGGAGCCGTAATTAGATCTCGAGGCCGTCGATTTTCTCGAAGATCGGGAGGAGGTCGAGAGTTACCTTGCCCTCGGCGTCAAACTCCTCCGAGGCTTTCTTGAGGATCTCGACTTGCTCTTTGGTAAGCTCGATCGATTTCTCGCCGTTTTTGCGAGGATCCCAACGGACCCGGCCGCCGCCGATATCCTTGAGTCCGAGCTCGGCAACCTCGATCGGAGTAAATTCGACCTTTTTGAGGAGGTCGGAGACGAGGATCATTTCGATTTTCTTGCCGGAGTTCGGGAGGATCCCCGGAAAGAGGACTCGCTCCTTGACGTTGAGCGAGATCTCGAGTTTCTTTGTTGTTGCTTTCTTTGCCATAATGTATTGATTTATAAAAGGTTATTAAGATCGACTATTAACGAGGTACGCAAAGTAATTGGATCCGTCGTAAACGAGTTGGAAAGTCAAGATATCGCCCTCGTTCATATTTATCTCGCCGTTTTGGATCGTTGCGTTGTTGTTGAGCCATTTCGGGTAACGGACGTTTTTGATATTGTCGTACGAGGTCGAGTATCCCCAAATCTTGAATTGCTTTGCGCCGGAGGTTTGGTACCGGCCAATAATAGTGTACGGTACGGAGAAAGGCGTCGAGGATCCTATACCGAGGTGGTTGGCGACGGAGTAACGGTCCGGGAGGACAAACCAAGCCGTATCGACGGTGCAAGAGATAATTTGTATCTCCGCATCGTAGGCCATATAATGCCAAGAGGAGGCCGTTGCCGTCGTTACCTTGTGCTTACGGGAGACGTTGAGGCCGTTGACAACAACGTCGCCGGTTACGCCGAGAGCGATATTGTAAGCGGCGTTTTCGACGTCGATAATAATACCGTAGTTGGTATCCCAAGAGGCCGACCGGGTGTTGATAAAGTATCCGCAACCGGAGGCTCCGGAGCTCGCCGGGAAAACGGAGGATCCGACTCGAGCCTCGGTATATTTGCCGTCGCCGTAGGCCTTTCGGGCAATCATATAGGCGTCGCCGGTATCGTTGAAAATACCACTATTGGAGACGTCCCAACCGCCGACCTTGCAACCGTCGGCGAGGGTTGCCTTGGTGCAATAGAGAGAGCCGTCGCTCTTGACCCAAAACGGAGCGGAGGCCCTTTGGGCGTACGTTGCGCCGGCCCAAAAACGGATCTTGGAGTCGGTGCCGTCGGTGCCTTGGCCGCAAATGCCGGCGAGGCCGTTGCCGTTGGTATCTTGGAGCTCGATCCGGTACCGGGCGAATACCTCGCCGTTTTGGTTGACCCGGAAAGGAGCGACGCCTCGGTTGTCAAAGGTCGCTCCGGCCCAAATACGTATAGCCGTACCGGCGGTACCTTGGCCGGTAATACCGGCGAGGATATAATTGTTGTCGCCGGCGAGTTGGATCGTACCGGAGGTAATAAGGCCGCCGTCGATAATCGTCTTGGTATGATCGTAGTTGGTCGCAAGGCCCCAATCGGAGGCGACGTACGACCCGGTCGCCCGGGCGGTATTGCAGACCTTGAGATCGGTCCCGTTGGTCCATAGGTCCCCAACCTCGTACGGCGTATAAGGAGTCGTCGTAAAGACCGTGCGCTTGCCGTCGGCCGTATCTTGAGCTTGGCTTGCGGCCTCGGCGGCGGCGATTGCGGCGGCGTCCTCGATCGTACCCCAAGAGTACGTCGATCCGGAGACGTTGTAACGCTTGAGGATCTTTGTCGAGGTATTGTACCAAAGGTCGCCGACGTGGGCCGACTTGAGGGCGGCCGTCGTCCAATTGGTTGACGGATCCGTCGTACCAAACCAAGACTCGATCTTGCCGTCCACTTGCGTTACGAGGGCGGCGAAAGTCGTATTGACAAAGCTCGTAAGAGCCGAGTCGTCGGTATAGTTCGAGGCCGGGGCCCAATCGCTCGAGACGTAGGATCCCGTTGCCCGGGCGACGACGCAATACATTATATCGATACCGTTGACCCAAAGGTCGCCGACGTCGTACGGAGGGTACGGCGTTGCGGTAAAGATCCTCCTCTTGGTACCGGCGAGCGCAAGGGCGGAGTTGGCGAGGGCCAAGGCCTCCGCAACCTCCGAGTCTTGGAGCTCTTGCCACTTATAAACGCCGCTCTCCTTGACCCAACGGAATACCTTACCGGTTGAGGTATTGTAAAAGAGGTCTCCGAGGTGGTTTTCCTTGTCTTGAGTGGTCGTCCAAGTGTTTGCCGGGGCGTTGGAGGTCGTCGGATCGTAGGTCTCGAAAAACTGCTCGATTTGGCCGTCGAGTTGGGCTTGGATATCCGAGAGGATCCCCGGGAGGGTATTGGTAATATAGTTGTAGGCCTCCGAGCTTTGCGTTTGGAGGTCGGCTATATTGTAGTTTTGGCCGTTTTTGGTAAAGGTTATCGTACCGTGTATCTCGTTGTTGTCGAGATCGAAATAACAAGATCCGTCGGCGGATTGGATCCGGCCGGTCTTGATATAACGGCCGTTAACCGAGGTCGCTCCGTAAGTGAGCGAGATCCAACGGGTATTGGTCGTCGTATCGACCGAGTGCAAGACGCCGATAATAAAGTAGTAGTACGATCCCTCCTCGACGTTGTGTTGGGCGGTATCGAAAATGATCTCGCCGGTCGAGCCGGCCTTGAGGCAACGGGCGTAAATGTAGTGGGCCGCCGTCGAGACGAGAGTCTCGGTCCGGGTGCCAAGGGTCCAAGTCGGAGTCGTCGTCTCCGTCAAACCGTAGTGGATCAATACGCCGCCGGTAATCCGGATCTTGTTGGCGTTGCCCTCGTAGTTGGCCTCGAGGACGGTATTTTGGAGGGTAAATTGTTGGCTCTTGGCCCCGACGGATAACATTGCCGTCTCGATCGAGGCCGGCTTGATATTCGCCGTATCGAAATAGCCCTCCGGATCAAATACCATATTGAGGAGCTCTTGCGTCGATCGCCAAGATCTTTGGAGCTTGGAGACGTCCGTAAGGTTGTTGAGGTTGATTATATTCTCGGTCTCCTTTTGGCCGGCGATCAAACGCTCGATAACGTTGACCTCGAGGGTATCGGAGACGGAGAGGGTATAATCGTAGTGAGTCGCCGAGCACAAATCCCGGTGCATTTCGATAATACGGATCGAGCTCGCCCCGGTCCGGTCGATATTGATCTCGGAGTCCTTGATCCCGACGTAGTCGCCGACGTCAAAGATATTGACGACCGCTCCGGGACCGGCGATCTTGGCGAGGTATTCCTCGGCGATATCGATCTCGTAATTGACCCTCGGGGCCTTGTTCTCGTTGAGATACTCTTGAGCGGCCGCAAGGAGGGCGTTTTCGGCGGCGGTAATATACGTTTGGGGAGGGTTGATATCCGAGAGGATATACTTGTCGGTTGCGGCGATCCGGAAAGTCGAGGTATCGACGGACGGATACACAAAACCCCGGTCGTCCTCGTACTTGAGGAGCTTAAAGGTCTTGGTTGCGTGGTTGTACGACTTGACCTCAAACGTATAGCCGGCGAGAGCTCCGGTATTAAAGGTAATTTTCGCCGAAATTCCGTCGAGGAGGTACTTGGTATTTCCGGATCCGTCGAGCTCGTTGAGGTCGAAAGGAAAGGCCGAGTCGGTAAACGACAAGATATCGCTTGCATCGATCGCCGTAACGGTGCCCTCGTACTTGGGATAGATATCCTCAAAGAGCTTGGCCCCCTCGATTATGCCAAAGGCGGCGATTGCGTCGAGATCCTCGATATAGGAGGTATTCTCGCCGTCGGTATCCGGGAGGCGGAGCCTCGAGGAGTAATTGCGGTAATCGCCCGGGAGGTTTTGGGATCCGCCGAAAGCGTAAAGACGGGTAACGATATTCTCCGAGTTGACGGTCTTTCTCTTGAGGCCGTAAAGGCCCTTGTTGTGCCCGTATTGGAAAGTATAAGGGACGACCGACCCGATCTTTTTGATCGAGATCCGGTACGTCGTATTTCCGCCGTTTACGACGGTCGTAATCTTAAACTCGGTGCCGTACTCCTCGCAAGCCTTTTGGAGGACCGCAAGGCAATTGTTTTCGGAGTATGAGAAATCCCGGACGTCGGTCGTTTGCGCCGGCGTCTCGTAGAGGACCCACTTTCCCGAGCCGTACACTCGGTTGAGGTTGTTGATTATGATCCGGCCGATCTCCTCGAGGTTGGCCCGGAGGGTAAAGTTGGTCGAGGTCGAGAGGCCCGATCCGTCCTCGTCGAGAAACATTACCTTTGCGAGCTCGTATTGGGCCGACTCGAAAGTAAGGCTATACTCGTACTCCCGGGAGGAGGTTTTCTTGGCCTCCGGGAGGAGGTTGAGGTAATAATCCTCCGAGAAAACGGTTATCTTGTCGCCGATCTCAAGCTCGAGAGGCTTGGCCGACCGGACGGTAAGCTCGACGGTATTCTCGCCGAGGAGCTTTTTCCGTTGCTCGCCTCGAGTTATACGGGCGAGGTTGGTTTTCCCGTATAACTTGAGGGTCGAGCCGTTGGGTCGTTGTATTACAATTCGCTCCATACGACAATAGCGTTGGTTGAGAAAGCGGTAATCTCTTTAACGACGCCCGTAATAATCGGGTAATAGTCGCCGTTTTCGGCGTAAGTGTGCGTAACGGTAACGCTCTCGCCGGTGCCTCCGATATCATAATCGGCGGATCCGTCGCCCCAATAGATATTGAAACAACGATCGGACGTAAGGTTGATCGTACAAGTCTTGGTCGAGGCGTTTACAACGATATGCTTGAGGACTCGCTTGACCGGCTCCGGCTCCCGGAGATTGAGGGTAAAGGTACCGATCATAAGATCGTCCCTCCATTTTTTCGAGACGGCGAGGCCGTTTGGCATATAGACCTCGTAAACGAGAGGCTTGGTCGGGTTGGTAATAATCATAAGACGGTGCGTACCGGCGGAGCGGAAAACCGTCTCGAGGGCGTGGACCTTATCGACGAAATCCGACTTGCCCTCGGCCTTGATCCAACAATCGAGAGAGATATCCCTCGGCTCGAATACCGGCGACTCGAGATCGACAAACTCGCCGTTTTCGTCGCCAAATTCGACGGCAAAGGGAGATTTCATCTTGAGGCCGTCGATAACGCCTCGGGAGTCGGATACCCTTACGTGGAAATGATCCTTGAGGTTGAGGCCGTCGAGGTAATACTCGAGGCGGACGGAGTTGTCGAAAAGCGAGAGGAGCTCCTCTTGCGAGAGGGCCTTGGAGTAGAGTTGGAGCTCGTCAAGATCTCCGAGGCCGTAAGGCTCCCCGTAGAAATCTTGGTTGAGCGAGATACCGATAATCGTACCGGAGAGGTTTTGCTCCTCGATAAGGGCTCCGTTGACGTAGTAACGGAGATAGTGTCCGTAACGGACGAGGGCGGCGTGCGTCCATACGTCCGGGGCGAGATCGACCCAAAACTCGAGGAAAGCGTTTACGCCGGAGAGGTTGACAAGCCAACCGAGCTTTTTCGGGTTGGTATCGGCCTCTCTTGAGGACTTGTTACCCTTGACGAGGACCGAGACGGTAAAGTCCCCGGAGAAATCGAGAGGGTTGGACGAAACAACGCCCTTGCCGGCCCCCGGGAGGTGTATTGCGTTTCCGACTTTGCCCGATACGAAATCCGCTCCCCCGGAGATTGCGGCGTCGAGGCGGCTCGCCGAATAATCGTACGCAACGGCCGATCCTTGCGGCTCGTCGAAAGGGAGGTACAATACGAGATAATCTTGGATATTTGCCATAATTATAAACCTTTAGATCTTAATGAGTTAATAACGTTATTGCCCTCGATTTTCGAGAGTATTTGGTCGAGCCGGTCAACCGTCTTGGCGGTGTTTTCCCGGATCCCGATAAGGTGTACGAGCTGATCGCCGAGATAGGCCGTCATTTGGTCTTGCTTGATACGGACCATTGTCAATTGGCCGGCAAGTGCCGAGGCCTCCTCGGAGGTTATCTTTTGGACGGCTCCGGTAAGAGGATCCTCGTTGTCGTTTTCGTCGCCGGACCATATATCAAAGCCGTATTTTGCGGCGTACTCTTTCCATTGCTCGAGCCAACTTTGGGCGGCGGCCGCCTCGTCGTGCATCGACGCAAAGAAACCGCCGATTAGATCCGCTTGAGCCCGGCCGATCGCCTCGGTCGAGCCAAGGCCGTACGTTGCCTTGATCTTGGTAAGGAGATCGTCGAAAGCGTCGGCGAAAAATAGCTCGTAGGCGATTTGCTCTCCGAGATCGGCGAATTTATCCCCGAGCTTGTCGGCAAAGATCTCCATTGCGTTCTCGCCGGTTGCGATCGCTTGGGTTATGCTATCTATCATTGTCGTACCGAGCTCGCCCCAAGTCTCCTTTACGATAGCGTTGAGCTCGTCGTCGAGTTTCTTGTACTGATCGTAGAGGTCGATTACGTTTTGGATCTGCTTGCGTTGCTCCTCGGAAAGCTGATTGTTGGTCTCGAGGAAAGCCCGGGCGGCCTCCGGATCAAAAGCTCCGTTGGCCCAAATTTGAGGCGCAAGATCTCGGAGGGCGGTATATTCGTCGCTCGCTCCCCAAAGCTCGGCCCACCAACCGTAATCCTTGGTTAAAACTCGCATATTCTCGAGGTCGGTCGAGTATTTGTTGATCTTTGCCATTGCGTTGGCGACGCTCCAAAACATATAGCCAACCTCTTGCATATTGGCCGGATCGGAGGCGATCTCCTTGTATAGATCGGTAAATACCGAGGCGTCGGCGTAAGCGTGGTACGTCTCGAGAGCTTGGCAAAGGAGCTCGTACGCCTTGGCGGCCTTTTCGATCGCCCGGGTACCGAAAGCCGACTCGTAATCCTCGCTCTTGAGATCAAGGATAAGGAGTTGGTATCGACGGACCCAATCTCGGGCGTCTTGCTCGGCTTGCTTTTGGGATTTCTCGGCTTGGGTAAAGGCGTCAAAGAGGACGGATCCGATCGACGTAACGGCTCCGATAATAGCTCCGACCCAACCTCCGGCGGCCGCTCCGGCGGCGGTGGTTGATATGATATTGCCGAGGCCGGAGAGTGCCTCCGCCGTACTCTTGAGGCCCTCGTCGCCGGTTGCATCGGCGAGCTCTTGGATCTTGGATCCGAAAGTCGAGACGACGTCGCCGAAATCTTGGATACCGCCGAGGATCTCGTCCATACCCTTTTGGCGAGCCATTTCGGCTTGGAGGAGGAGGGTTTTCTTGAGCTCCTCGTTGGTCTCCTTTTGGGCTTTCTTTTGGAGGTCGGCGGCCTCCTTGAGATCGCCAAAGCCCTTTACAAAGCCGCTCATTGTATAGTTAGACCGGGAGTCGAGCTCGTCTTGTTGCTTGATAAGGGCGTCGTAAATCGCCTTGATCTTTTCCGGATCCTTGCCGAGGGTATCGAGTTGCTCGTCGGTAAATCCGGCCGGCTTGACCTTGGTCGCCCCGTTGAGATAGTTGAGGAGGGCCTTGGTATCGGCGATAACGGACCGGATCGAGGCCTTGGAGAGTTGCGAGGCGTTGGCAAAGAGACGGATCCAAAGATCGGATTTCGACGTTACCTCGGAGTCGAGCGACGAGAGGGCCTCGTTGTACCACTTTTGGAGGGCGGCGAGGTTGTCGTTGTATTGGCCGTCGGTATTGACCTTGTCGATAAGGGCTTTCTTGTACCGGTACTCGGCGTCGATCCGGGCTCTCTTTTGGGTGTACGACTCGTACTCCCGGAGTGCCGCCTTGGTCTCCTCGGAGATCGACTTGGTCGTTGCGGTATCCTCCTCGGCGAGATATCCTTTCTTGGCGACTCCGAGCTCCGAGTTATCGTCGGCGAGCTCCTCCTCGAGTTTCTTGACCTTTTCGAGGTATTCGACAAGGTTTTTCGACTCGAGCTTGGCTTGTTCGAGGTTTTCCTTGAATACCTCGAGCGGCGATTTCTTGCCGGTTGCGCCGTCCCGGGCCTCAAAGAGGGTAACGAGGTTTTTCGAGTCATCGGCGGTAAGGTTGTCGCCCTTGGCCTTGATCTCGGCGATCTGCTTGTCGAGATACTCGACGTAAGAGTTGCCGTTTTTGAGGAGGGTTGCAAACTCTTGATCCGCCTCTTTCTTGAGGCCGGCCGCAACCCATTTCTCGTACGTCTCGTACTGCTTGCGCCGGTACTCGAGCTTTTGGGAGAGGGTACCGTTGCCCCCCTCGATCTCGAGGATCATACGCTCCGCCTCGGCGATCTTACCAAGGAGAGCGGCTTGTTTCTCGGCGTATTTGGCGTCGGCCGTCGAGAGATTTTCGAGGGCCTTTACGGACTCCTCTTTCAATTTCTTATAGTAGTTGAGGGACTCTTTCTCGGCCCCGGCGTACCGGTCCTTGGATCCGGAGGATCCTTTGCCCTCGAGTTTTTTCTTTTCGTCGTTGAGCTTGGAGATCTCGCCGTTGATCTTGGCGATCCCGGCGGCGTCCGTTGCGGCGAGCTTGCCTCGGCTCGACTCGAGCTTGGAGATCTCGTCGTCTATCTCCTTGATACGGTCGGCAACGGTCTTAATACCGGTTGTTGCCGGCGTCTCGGCCGCCTTTCCGGATCCGTTGACAAGAGCCTCGATTTTGCCCTTAATCTGCTCTTGGAGCTTTTTCTCGACCTCAACGATCCCGGCGTTGAGCTCCTTGTTGGCCTCGGCGACGTAATCGACCGTCGGGCCGACGCCGTATTGGTTTTGCTCGGAGGTTGCGACCCCGAGAAACATTTTCTTAAAGAAAC